GTCGGCGGCGTCCTGTGCGGCCTTCTTCGCCTTTGCCAGGGCGTCGCGCGCGTTGGTCGCGGCGGCGTCGGCGGCGTCCTGTGCGGCCTTCACGCCGTCCTGTGCGGCCTTCACCGCACGGTCAACTTCCGCCTTCGACGCGGCCAGGTCGGCGCGCGCTTCGGCGAGCTGTGAGTCAAGCATCCCCACGCGCTTATGCGCGTCCATGATCTGACGACCGGTTTCACCGACCGGTAGGACGGTGGCCCCGGCGGGCGTCGCCCCGGCGGGAGCGCTGACCGACGCGACGCGGCCCGTCGAATCACGCGGGAGTGTCACGCGCGCCCCGACGTAGGTCAGACCGGCGTCTGCGCGTGCGACTACGTGCGACCCGTCGGCCCCGTCGATAGCGACAGAGACGAGGCCCTGACCGGCGTCAACAACGCTCGTTACCCACCCGGTCAGGGTGGTGTCAGGCGCGGCGAGCTGATCGGCGACCGCCGCCTCGTCGGGCACTAGGTCAAGGAAGGGGGAGAGACTCATATCCATGATTCCTCCATCATATCAACCCGCATGACGTGCCCGGGGTCGTCGAGGGTGATAGACATTGCTTGCACGCGCCCCCTGACGCGTTCGACCGTCCCGTCCTCATGGTCGATCACGACGAGGATGAGGTCGCCGACCTCGAGTCGGGGGTCGGCGGCGATCTGTACCGACCGCGCGCCGGACGCGGCGAGCGCCTTGCGCATGTAGGACGTCGCGGCCTTTTCCACGGCGTCCGCGCTGGTCGCCGCGTTGAACTCCTTTCGCTCGGTCACGATCCCGTAGCGTTCGGGCGCGTAGATGCCCGTGAAGTTCTCACGGATCGCCGTCCATTTCGTCGACGAATCGCCCTGCGCGGACCCCTGCACGATCCACCGGTTAGGGGTGCGCTCACGCGCGGCCCGGACAGCGCCGACCAGGAGGTCAGTGCCTGTGTAGACCTCGACGGGGTCACCGCCGTAGTTCAGTGCCCACACGTGTAGGCATCCGTCCGGCTTGACGCCGTACATAAGGCCGTATGTGTCACAAAGCTCCTGCAGGTTTTCGGCCTTCTTGACACCCCACTGAAAGCTCGTACTAACCGCACGGTCAGGCACCTCGAGCACGACGGGGAGCGTCTGACCAAACGCGACGCTTG